TCGAAGAAGTACAATAACATCGCTACAGCGGAAAGGTTAATGGAGTCTATGCAGATTGCTATAGAGAACATGATTCAAGAAATACAGAAGCCTGTAGATCAGGAACTCAGTGGCTCGCAACGAAAAGCAGAACTACAATCCATAAAACAAACCGCTGTAGATGCAAAAGACTTAATTGTTGAAAGAGAAAGACTTGCCCAACTTATCAAGGGACTTAAACAAAACGGAGAAATCAAAGAAGAAAGAGAATATTCGGGAGGATTTGCAGAGCAATTCTCAAAGTAATCAAATTTTTATTTATTGGGATTATTAAATGGCAGGACTGGTAGAGATAGAAGAAGAAATTACAATAAACATTTGCTACGATAATACCTCTGGTGAAGTTGAATTGTATTTCGACTTGCCTATTCAGTTACCAAAGAAGCCTGCTAAAAAGAATATTCTGTTTTACGACAAGCCCAAAGCAGAACAGTGTTGGGAAAGAACAGAACTCCCTGAAGAGTTACGAAGAATTCGCTCTATGGAAGAGTGGATGGAAATGCCAGAAGCATTTAGAAAGAAGTACACAGGGTATATTTCAGAGGAATTTAAAAGAAGAAGAAATGGAGTATGGTTCTACAACAACGGGGTGCCCACTTATATTACGGGAAACCACTACTTTTTCTTACAATGGTCAAAGATTGATATCGGATATCCATCGTACCTTGACTTTCAAAGGAAACTTTTCGTACACCTTGAAGCCTGTGTAGTAGACCCTCGCTGTATTGGACAGATATACGTTAAGTGTAGACGATCTGGATACACCAACATGTCTGCAACAGTGCTTGTAAACGAGGGCTCACAGGTAAAAGAGAAACTCCTCGGCATTATGTCTAAGACAGGATCCGATGCACAAGAGAATATCTTTATGAAAAAGGTGGTGCCTATCTATAAGTCGCTGCCGTTCTTCTTTAAACCAATACAAGACGGTACAACCAACCCCCGTATGGAGTTGGCATTTAGAGAACCCTCTAAAAGAATCACCAAGAACAACAAAACATCTTCAAGAGGAGAGGCTCTTAATACCATTATCAACTGGAAAAACACCACGAACAATGCGTACGATGGAGAAAAGGTGCATCGCTTGTATATGGACGAGGCAGGTAAGTGGGAGAAAGGAAACGATATACGTGAAGCCTGGAGGATACAGCGAACCTGTTTGCTTGTAGGTAGAAAGATTGTAGGCAAAGCACTTGTTGGAAGTACAGTAAACCCTTTAGACAGAGGGGGAACTCAGTATAGAGAGATGTATTACAGCAGTAATGTAAACGAAAGAAACGAAAACGGAAGAACAAAGAGCGGATTGTATGGGGTATTCATTCCTGCATACGAGGCGCTTGAAGGATTCTTCGACTCTTACGGAATGCCTGTTATTAATGACCCCGAAAACCCTGTAATAGGAATTGAAGGAGAGCAAATCACCATGGGCGCAAAGACGTATCTAAAGAACGAAAGAAAAGGATTAAGCGGAGACTCTTATGAACTTAACGAGGTTATTCGTCAGTTCCCTTTCACGGAAGCAGAAGCGTTTAGAGATAGCGCTAAAGCCTCTTTGTTTAACGTGCAGAAGATATACGAGCAGATAGAATATAATCAAGACCTGTATCCTTCCCCTGTAGTTGTGGGGAATTTTAACTGGGCAAACGGAGTGCAAGACACAGAGGTTGTGTTTAGTCCAGATCCCAACGGAAGGTGGCGTGTAGCATGGATGCCGCCCGTTGAACTTAGAAACAAAACAAAACCAGAGAACGATTGGCTTGGGTGTGCAGGTGTTGATAGTTACGATATCGACGCAACTGTAGACGGTCGTGGCTCGAAAGGTGCGTGTCACTTCTACAACAAATTCAATATGGCTCACCCGTCAAACATGTTTGTTGCAGAGTACGCATCACGTCCACCGTTGGCTAAGATATTCTACGAAGACATATTGATGGCCGCTAAGTTTTATGGCTATCCTGTGTTGATTGAAAACAACAAGTATGGAATAGCAAGGTACTTTGAATCAAGGAATTACAGTCACTTTCTTTTAGACAGACCTGCCCACCTTACCTCAACGTACGGGACAAAAACAAAAACTAAAGGTATACCTTCAAATTCTCAGGACGTGATACAAGCGCATGCACAGGCAATTGAGGCGTACATACATGCACACGTAGGACTTAATGAAGAGTCCCTCGAGTTTGGTAAGATGTATTTTGAAAGGACACTTGAGGATTGGATTAACTTTAAGATTGATGACCGTACAAGATATGACCTTACCATATCCAGTGGTCTGGCATTACTTGCTGCTCAGGGTAATAAAGTTGAAAAGCCTAAAATAGATTTTAACAACAAGAAATTCTTCAGAAAGGGTCAGATAATTTTAAGGTAATAATAATCGGTATATTTGCAATTGTAGCAATCTTGAGTATGAACACAGAATATAAAAACGGACAGTCTTCATTTCCAGATCCTTTAGCATCAACTAAAGAGAAGATGTGTCAACCTTACGGCCTGCAATACGCCAAGGCAATGTACGCTCAATGGATTGGTAGTGATTATCAAAACTCTTTATACGGAAGAAGAAACGCGGAGTTCGAGAGATGTAGAGATTACGCTCAAGGAACTCAAGACACTTCAATCTATAGACAAATACTAAACTCTCTTGACCCGAACAACGGCGACGGCACACTATTAACTTTAGATTACACGCCTGTTCCTATAGTTCCTAAGTTTGTTAAGATTGTAGTAAACAAAATTCTATCAAGAAAACCCTACCCTCAATTAGAGGCTATTGACCCGCTGTCAAGAACAGAGAAGGATAAAAAGAAAAACTCTACAATATTGCGTATTGAGAATCGTGATATGATACAGGAGGCAAAATCCCTTGGTCTTAATGTAAAGGAAGACCCAGACAGTTTGCCAGAAACACCAGAGGAAACTGAAATATTCTTAGACACAAACATTAAGACAGACGCAGAGGTCGCCGCTCAGATTGCAACAGAGATGACCTTAAAGTGGAATGACTTCTCTGACGCTATATACCGCAGGTGTGTTGAAGATATTACAACATTAGGAATGGGTGTTGCTAAAAGAAGCAACGACCCAAACTACGGAATCAAAGAAGAATACGTAGACCCTAAACGTTTCTTACACAACTTTACTGAAGACCCGAACTTTACAGACCTGACATACGCAGGACATTTTAAATACATGACCATCATGGAGTTGAAGCGTATTGCAGGTAATCAGTTTACCGAAGAGCAGTACAAGGAGATTGCTAAGACGGTAATGAACAAGTATGGGAACAATCCAACACAGTTCTCTACAACAGGGTCGACATACGATAGACCAGGAACAAGATACCGACAAGGGTACGATGAGTATAAGATAGAGGTGCTTGACTTTGAGTTTATGTCGGTAGACGATATCATCTACGAGAAGAAAGAATCAGCGTACGGTAATATTGGGTTTTACTACAAGGGCAATGAATACAACGCCCCTCAAAACTCTGTATACGACAGAGAGGCGGTGTACATGAAAAACGCAACAGTCTACGGCGGTTGTTATATTGTAGGTACGGAGCACCTGTTTAATTACGGCCCCAAGAAAAACATACCTAAAAACATACACGATATTTCACGTGCGCGTTTATCATACAGCATTGTAGCCACAAACATCCGTGGAATGATTCCAAAGTCAATGGTATCCACAGTGATTGGGTTTGCGGATATGCTCCAGATCACCCACTTAAAACTTCAACAGTCTATTGCTAAAGCAAAACCAGACGGTCTTATCATAGATATCGAAGGCTTAGAGAACGTACAACTCGGAAGAGGAGGGGAACTTGAGCCTTTAGAGATTCAAGACATATACGAACAAACAGGTATATTCTACTACCGTAGTAAAAATCCAGAGGGTGGTTTTCAAAACCCACCTGTTCGGGAAATAGGGAATAGAATCAGAAACATTCAAGAGTTGGTTTCTTTATACAACCACTACTTAAGAATGATTCGTGATGCTACAGGTATCAATGAAGTTATGGACGGAACCACACCTAAAGGCGAAGCCCTTGTTGGTGTAAATCAAATGGCCATACAAGCAGGTAACAATGCGATATACGATATAACAAACGCAGCGTTAGTGCTTTACAAAAAGGTTTGCGACGACATCGTGAGGTGTGTACAAGTAATTCCACCAGACAGTGTTCTATACAGAGCATACACAAACGCTGTAGGGGAAACCAATATGGCAGTGCTGTCTTCTTTCGATAACCTTGCGATGTACAATTTTGGCGTAATGGTTGTTACAGAAATGAACGATCAG